AGCTGTAGGCGGTGGAGACGTAGCATTAGCACTAGATAATGGTGCAACATCAAATGGTAAAAACATATATATTAAATTAACAGGAACTTTAACAGCTAACAGAACAGTTACTATTCCAGACACTGCAGAAAGAGTGATGGTATTTCAAGATGCAACTACTAGAGAAAGTTCTGGAAGTATAAAAACTTTAACAGTTAAAACGGTATCTGGATCAGGAGTATTAATTCCTTCAGGTGCAACTGTATTAGTTTATTCAGATGGAACTAATGTTAATCTTGGTATGAAAACTAAAGGTTACATAACAGTAAACTCTTCAACAGTAACTGCTTACACAGCATCTGCTGGTGAACAAATTTTTGCAAATACAACAGCTAACCCAATTACAATTACACTTCCTACATCACCTGCTACAGGAGATGAAATTACATTTATCGATGCAAGAGGAACATTTAACTCTAACAATTTAATACTAAATAGAAACGGTCAGCCTATTAATACAGGCACATCTAATCTAACACTAACCACTAACGGCCAAGCTTTTACATTAGTGTATGTAGATTCAACAAGAGGTTGGGCATATAAAACCAACACAGCATAAGGAGCATAAAGTATGGCTCTTATTGATTTTAAAGTCTTACCTGGAATAGACAAACAAGATACAGAATCTGGTGCGGAAAACAGATGGGTTGATTGTGATAATGTTAGATTTAGGTATAACTTACCTGAAAAAGTTGGGGGCTGGTCTTCATTAATATCAGACAGTATTGTAGGAGTTGCAAGACGTGAGTTTGCATTTGTTGATTTAGACGGAAATAGGTATGTTGCAATAGGTACAGATAAATTTTTACTTATTTACTTTGAAGGACAACTTTACGATATTACACCTATAAAATCTACAATTGCAAGTGTTGTTATGTCTGCTGTAGATGCAACAAAAGAAGTTTCATTAACATTTTCATCTAATCATAATTTACAAGCTGGTGATATTATTTTATTAGATAGTGTGACTGTACCAAGTGGTATAGGATTAACTGATGCTGCATTCGAAGATAAATTATTTCAAGTAACTAGAGTTACATCATCTCTAGTTGCAATTGTTACTGGAACAGAAACTACAACAGGAGCTGCTGGCGGTGGTTCATGTAGTGTAATTCCATATGAACAAGTTGGTCCTGCTGCACAATCTTATGGTTATGGTTTTGGTATTGGACAATATGGTGGTACTGTTCAAAGTCCATTTACAACAACTTTAAATGGTGCTTTACTTGCAGACACTAATGGTACCGGTGGATCAGGAACTGTCATTAACGTTACATCAAATTCTGGTTTTCCTGCTACAGGGACTATAGCAGTTGGTAATGAATTAATTACATATACTGGAAAAGGTACAAACACTTTAACAGGTATTACTAGAGGAGCTTTTGGAACTGCAACTACAGGTACTTCGAATGGTCAAGCTCATTCAAATGGTGCAACCGTAACAGATGCATCAAACTTTACCGGTTTTGGAAATGCTGTAAAAGCTTCTAACGTGACTCTGGAACCAGGCCTCTGGAGTTTAAGTAACTTTGGTCAAGTGTTAGTTGCAACTATTGCTAATGGTAAAACATTTACATGGAATGCAGGAGCAGCATCACCTTTAACAGTTAGAGCATCAACAAGCACATCTGGTTTTTCAACATCTGCTAATCCAACTGCAACCAGGGTTACGTTAGTTTCACCTACAACACGTCACTTAATCCATCTAGGAACAGAAACAACTATTGGTGATACTACTACACAAGATGATATGTTTATAAGATTTTCTGATCAAGAAAATATAAATGAATATACACCAACATCTATTAATTCAGCAGGTTCTCAAAGACTACAAGATGGAACAAAAATTATGGGTTCATTAAAAGCAAAAGAAACAATTCTTGTTTGGACAGATAATGCATTATACACAATGAAATTTATTGGTGCGCCTTTTACATTTGGTTTTGAACAAGTTGGTACTAACTGTGGATTGATTGGTAAGAATGCAGCTGTTGAAATAGATGGGGCTGCGTTTTGGATGTCTAACAATGGCTTCTTTATGTTTGATGGTACAGTTAAATCACTACCATGTAGTGTTGAAGATTATGTATATGATCAAGCAGATACAACTAAAGGTCAACAAGTTGCAGCAGGTATCAATAACCTATTTACAGAAGTTGTTTGGTATTATCCATCAACTAGTTCTGAGTATAATGATCAGTATGTTGTATTTAATTATGGAGAACCTATGAAAGGTGGCGTTTGGTATATTGGAACCGAAGCTAGAACTTCTTGGATTGATGCCAATGTGTATCAAAAACCTATTGCAACTAAATTTAATTCAACATCATCTGGAACTTTTCCTGCAGTTGTAGGGCAAGATGGTTTAGGTCAAACTCAATTGTTTGAACATGAAGTAGGTACAGATCAAATTAATCAAGATGGTTCTACTACAACCATTACTTCATTTGTAAAATCATATGATTTTGATATACAATCAAAACAAAAAGATGCACAGGGTAGATCAAGTGGTCCTGGTATATCTGGAGAAATATTTTTAGCCATGAGAAGATTTGTACCTGATTTTAAAGATTTACAAGGTAATGCAAAAGTAACGCTTGCTGTTAAGCGTTATCCTCAACAATCAGATACTAATACCTCTTTAAGCCCCTTTACAATTACTGCAAGTACTGATAAAAAGGATACTAGAGCCAGAGGCAGGTTTGTTAACATCAAGATAGAAAATACAGATGTCAGTGAATCTTGGCGTTTTGGCACCTTACGAATAGACATACAACCGGATGGAAGAAGATAATGGCAAGTTTATATGATTTAGCAATGCAGTATTTAAATCAGTCTTTACCTAAGACTTTTAAATATGACAGAACTAATCAACCTGGAATTCCAACTCCAGTTCTTCCAGTGCAACCAACAGAACCTATAAAAAAATTATTACCTGTACAAGGTGGTGGCGGAGATGGTTATAGTGTTTACAATCCTGATCCTAATAGAACAAGAGACGAAAGTAATTATAATCCAAGAACATATAATAAAGTTATGAGGGACACTGATAAATTTGGTGAAACTGTAATGCCTAATCCAGATTTATATTACACTAAAGAACTAGAAGGCATACCTGGTATGGTACAAGGTTATATGAAAAATAGTTTACCGGGTAGACTAATAGGAAATGCAGTAAGTGGACTAGAAAGTTTACTTCCTGTAAATCAAAGAGCTATTTTAGAAAATGAATTATTAGGTCAAGGTTTTCAACTAAATGATATTGGACAATTTGTGTCTGATGGTGGAGACGCTTATAAAGAAGATGGTTCTAATATTATGGCAGGATACAATGCTGCTAAAGTAACTAGACAAACTTTTGATAAAAGAAGAGCTAAAGCTAAAGAAAATATGACACCTGAAGGTTTTGAAAAATTTAACAAAGCACTTACAGCAGCAGAAGATAAATTTTTTGGTGGATCAGCTAAAGCAACAACTGTTTTCAACGATAAACTTAAACAAAAAGATATAGATGATGGATTTATTAATGATCAAATTCCTACTTATGATGAAGAAATAAAAACATCAACGTATTTAGAAGATGATGAAGATAATATATTAGATGATATATTAGATTATACAAATAAAAATATTTATAATACTGATAGTATTTATACACAAACAGCTCCTACATATACTACAGATCCTTATGTAAGTGGACAAGATGATAAAGATATAGGTACAACACCTAAAGTAACAGATGATGGAACAGCAGATTATTATGGTGGTGTGGGTGATTCAGTAATTGATGCTGGTGGAACAGCACCGGGTGGTGGTTATACATCAGATTATTATGGTGGTGTTGGTGATTCAGTAACAGACGCTGGTGGAACAGCTCCAGGTGGTGGTTATGCAACAGATTATTATGGTGGTGGAAATGATACAGGTAGTAGTTACAATGCTGGAAGTGGTTACAATGCAACAGGTAAAGGCGGCCCTGCAGGTCAAGGATCTCCAAAATATGGAACAGGTAGTGGTAATTTAGGTGATTATCAAATACAACCTTCAACACCTTCATATACACCTAGTCCAGGAGATGGTGGTGAAGGTGGAAACAATAATAGTGGCGGCAAGATCGTTTGCACTATGATGAATGAGTCTTATGGTTTTGGATCATTTAGAAATAAAATTTGGTTAAAACATTCAAAAGGTTTAGCACCTGAATATCAAAAAGGTTATCACAAATTATTCTTACCGTTAGTTAAAATTGCTAAAACAAATAAAGTAGTTAGAAAAATATTAGAACACATTGCAGTTCACAGAACTATAGACATACGTCAGGAATCAAGAGGCAAGGTACATTTACTAGGTAGAGTATATAGAAAAATTCTTGAACCACTTTGTTATTTTGTAGGAAAACATGGCTAAAGTAGTAGTTAGATTACCTGAGCCTAAAGAAGAGTATGATGTCTCTAACCAAAAACAAATTAATAGAGCAATTGCTATAGTTGTAGAGCAATTAAATTCTACTTTTTTAAACGAACAAAAACAAGATCAAGAAAGGTTCGCGTGGTTTAATGGCTAATATTTATAAAAATGCAAAATTAGATTTAACAACTACGAGTGCTACTACTTTATATACTGCACCATCTGATTCAAGAGCTATTATAAAAAGTATTTTAGTTTGTGATGATAGTAATAATGGTAGTACAATTACAGCAACTATAACAGATGCATCTAGTAATGTATTTGTATTGTTTGACGTAAAGGCTGTAGCAGGTCATGCAACAGAACAATTGCTAACTCAACCTGTTATATTAGAAGAAAACGAAGTATTTAAAGTAACCGCTGCAGATGCAAATAGATTGCATGTAGTAGCATCAATATTAGAAATAAATAGGGATTAATATGTCATTTGTAGAAACAGAAGCATCATATAGAGTAGAAGTAATAAATGGTAAACCGGTTAAGATTATAACACCAAAAACAGAGATTACGCTAACAAACATTAAAACAGGTCAAGAATATAATTCAGACGCAGAAGCTATGAATGATGTACAAGATCCAGGTACAGATACTGTAGCTGATGATATTAAAAGAGACGTTAAAGTAACCGTAGAAGCATTGCCAATAGGCGGTGATTCTAAGTTGTAAAACAAGGGATTATTAGATATAATAAATTATGACAATATCAAGATCACAAATGCCAAGACAGTTAAGAATGGGAGGTGGAATTATGCAAGTTGCACCTAGAGAAAAAGCATTTTTAGGTGGCCTTAAAAAAGCTTTTAAGGGTATTACTAAAGGAATAGGAAGTTTTCTTAAATCTGATATTGGTAAGTTAGCATTAACTGCTGGATCTTTATATGGTCTAGGAGGTGGTACTCTTTTTGGAAAAGGACTACCTGGAATAGCTAAAACTGGTTTTAGTTTAGGTAACATAATTCCTAATTTTAAAAGTTTAGGTACAGTTGGAAAAACAATTGCTGGTTTTGGTGGTATGAAATTATTTGGTGGTATGGAACCTCAACAGATACAAGCTTTAAAAGGTGACCCAGAAGCTTTAAGACAATACTTAGAAAAATATTATGATAATTTAAATTTACCAAGTGTAGATACAAATAATCCAAATGAAATGGCAGCTTACTCTGCTGACAAAGAAGATTTTTTAAATAGAAACATGAAAGCTGATGGTGGTAGAATGGGTTATGCAGACGGTCCAAAAGATCCAACATACACAGGTAATAATATGGAAGATCTTCCAAGAGGATTACAAATAGATACAACAACTTCTAATCCAATACCTAACGATGCTCCTCAAAAAGAAGTATCAGAAGTAGCAAAAATTATGCTTGGCCCAGGTCGATCTGGAATCGGAGAACCTGAAGATGGTACAATGAAAGGTTATCAATTTTTTAGAACACAATATCTACCTAAAAAAGTAACAGAGATAGCTGAAAACTATGGTATGAAAGAGAGTGAAGTATTAACAATGATTAGAGAAGAAATGATGAAGTATATAGATGCACCTGAATCACTTGAAAAACCTAAAATGGCTT